GTCAATGTGGACTTCTATTATATAGATCAAGACGGAAGTAAAGTCTCTTTGAATGGTAAAGAGAGAAACGACACTAACAAAAGCATTCAAAATGTTATGGGTACGTACGAAGACTTCGTTCTTACTGCGCTATCTATGCAAAACAACAATACAGGTTTCATCGACATGAATCAAAAGGACAGAAAAGACCTTCTTTCACAATTTTTAGACATTAATGTGTTTGAAGATTTGTACAATCTCGCTAATAACGAGATGAAAGAGGTCTCCGTTCTTTTGAAAGAGTATCAAAAACAAGACTATTATGAGCTATTAAAGAAAGCAGAATTCGATGTAGACACATTCGATATTGCTTTAGATGAAGCCAAAGACGAAAAGCTTGCTATTGAAGCCAAAAGAAACTCAACCAATAGACTTATACTCAGTAAAACCACTGAATTAATCCATGTAGATAGCGATATTGTTGATATAGAAGAATTAGAGAGTCAAAGATCTACAATTGAAGCCGGCATTACTAAAATAACGTGTTCTATAAACGATAATGGTGATCTTAATGTGCTTGTAGACAAAAAAATAGAAGAACTTAACAAGCAAACAGTACACGATAAGCTAATTAAAGACATAAACTTAGAAGATTATAGTCATAAGTTAAGAAGTTATGAATTAGATACAGCCGCTTTACAAGAAAAGAAGCTAGAATTGAGTCAAGCTAACACTAATCTACGTAACAGTAGAAAGAAAATGGAGAAACTTGCTGAATTAAAGTACGATCCTAACTGTAAGTTCTGTATGGATAACGTTTTTGTTAAGGATGCCATAGAAACAAAGAACTCCATACAAGAAGAAGAGAAAGCGGTGAAAGAATTAGAAGAGACTGTAGAACTTTTAGAAAAAAGAATTAGACAATTGTCTTCTGCTATAGAGATTAAAGCAGCCAAAGACAAGTACGACAAAGATTTACAAGCTTTAGAAACTCAAAAAAACAAATACAACGCTGAAGAGAATAAATTAAGAAAGCGACTCAACGAAGCAGAGACTTTATTAAGTAATATAAACACAAAAATAGATTCTCACAATCAACAAGAGCAAGCAATTCAAAAAAATAAAGAAACTAATGCTGAAATAGATGAATTGAATAAAAACTTGAGAGGAATAGATAAAGAATTAGATGCGATTAATGACCAAATCTCTGATATCACAGCAAACAAGAAGCTTGCTGAGAATAATAAAACAAAGTACGAGCAAGGTATCAACAAATTAAAAGATCTAGAGACAAAATTCAAAGACTATCAGTACTATTTACAAGCAGTACACAGAGACGGTCTTCCTCACAAGCTAATTGCTAACATTATTCCTCAAGTAGAAGAGGAGATTAACAATATCTTGGCACAATTAGTAGATTTTCAAGTGGTATTACACGCAGACGATAAAAATATAAACGCATACATCGCTTATGACGAAAATAATTTTTGGCCTCTTGAGCTTACTTCAGGCATGGAGAAGTTCGTTGCAAGTTTGGCTATCAGAACCTCTCTTATCAACGTATCCACTCTTCCTAGACCAAATTTCATGGCAATAGACGAAGGCTTTGGAGCGCTTGACCAAACTAATCTGAGCTCAATGGTCATGCTATTTGATTATCTTAAGACACAATTTAAGTTTATCATGATTATATCCCATATTGACTCTATGAGAGACGTGGTAGACCATCATATTGAGATAAACAAAGTGAATGGTAGATCCAAGATAGAACAGGCCGCGTAGATATTTATTACCATGATCAAAACAGTCATCGCCATATATCCAGGAAGGTTCCAACCATTTGGTAGGCACCACGCTGATTCATTCAAATGGCTAGAATCAAAATTTGGTAAAGGCAAAACTTTTATTGCTACCACAGATGTAGTAAATTTACCTAAAAGTCCTCTTAACTTCAAAGAAAAGAAGCAAATCATAGACAAATACGGATTGGGAAGCAGTCTAGTTCAAGTAAAAAATCCTTACAAATCAGAAGAGATTACGAGTAAATTCGATCCAGAAACTACTGCAGTGGTTTTTATGGTTGGAAAAAAAGATATGCAAGAAGATCCTAGATTTAAAATGGGAACGAAGAAAGACGGAAGCCCATCTTACTTTCAAACGTACAAACCAGGTATGAAGATGGACGGTTACATAAAACACGGATACTTGATTGTTGCTCCACACACTTCTTACGATATTACTGGATTTGGAGAGATGAGTGGTACTACGATTAGACAAGCCTTATCTTCAAAAACAACACCAGAAAAATATAAACAGCTTTTTACTGACATATTTGGTTGGTATGATCCTAAAATTGCCGATATGTTGAAAAAAAAATTTTCTCAATCTAATAACTTAAAAGAAACAGTTACTTTCGAAAAATCTTTAGTATTAGAGTATTTGGTTTATAATCTATTAACAGAGGGTGGTGCCGCTGGACACATGGCGCATCCTTTCGACATTCCTTCAGTAAAAACAGGTAAAGATTTGTTAAGTGTATTCCAAAAAACAGGAGATTTTTTAACAAAGAAACCAGTTCCAGTAAAGATAGATGGTGTAAATGCTTCTATTAGATTGGCTAAAATAAACGGTAAGCCTCAATTTGTAATGGATAGAGGTTCTAATAAGCCTCTAGACGTTAAAGGCGTTACTTCTAAAGATCTTACTGACAGATTCGGCGAAGGTCATGGCATGATTAGAATAGGTGGTAAAGTGTTAGAGATATTCAATAAGGCACTACCTTCTATTAAAGGAGAATTACAAAAGTTAGGAATGCTAAATGATCCTAATAAGATGTTTAATATAGAATACGTAGAAGGCAAATCAAACGTTCAAGAGTACGAGAGCAACTTCTTAGCAATACACAATATACTAGAGCTTGAAAGAGTTAGTCCTACGAAAAGAGTCACCAAAGAAACAGACTACGATAGAAAAGCATTAGCAGAACTTATTAAGAAGATAAATCCAATCGCTAAAAAATACGATTTTGAAGTAATGGGAGAAATTCCAGCTAAATTAAAAACAAAGCCTAACTTTTCATCAGCTCTTTCTAAAAATTACACTGTAGTTTTAACAAAAGGAAAGAAAGAAACCAAATCTTTAAACGAGTGGTTGAATAAAGCTAAAAATACCAAAGGCCTAAAGTTAAAATTAAAAGATGGAAAAACTGTTGATGCACTAAGCAAACAAGTATTCATATGGATAATGGACGGAAAACCAGTTGATCAATTGGTATCAGATATGAAAGACGCTCAAATAGCCATCGACTCATTCGTAATATATAACGCTACAATGTATTTAGGAGACGTGATACTAGACTCTTTGACTTCTCCATTGGGCGACGTTAAAGATCAAGAAGGAATTGTAGTTAGAGATAAAGCGGTATACGATAAGCCATATAAAATAACTGGATCTTTTATATTAAGAGGTCTTCAAACCGCTTTTGGAAAATAACATGACACCCAAAGAAAAAATAGCATTACTAAAAGATTTCGTAGAATACTGCGAAAATGCTTTAGACATAAAGAACCTGCCAAAGGTAAAGTTTGTTTTCGACAGAAGATGGGCTACCAATATGCACAGTTTCGGTAGATATAGAAACGGAGAAAGAGACGTGACTGTGTACATGAGAAACAGAAACATGGCAGACGTACTTAGAACGTTAGCACACGAGTTAGTACACCACAAACAAAACGAATTAGGCAAATTAGATCCTAGTAGCGGTAAAACAGGATCTGATATAGAAAACGAAGCGAACGTAAAAGCTGGAATCTTGATGAGAGACTTTGGCAAAGAACGAGAAGAGATATATGAATCAAAAAGTTTAAAGCTTATAGATATTTTAAGAGAAATAAAAAAATGATTAAGCTTTTAGACATATTAAGAGAAATAGAATCTAATAATTCTGTTTGGTATCACGGTTCAACAATTGATATTAAGCAATCAGAATTAGATCCTTTGTTTAGACAAAATAAAGGAAAAGAATTTATGTCTCAAAAGGCTCATGATGAAGGGAGCACTGGATCTCAAAATTCTACTGGAATTTATTTTGGCCGAGATAAAACTTGTAGAGATTCTTTTTGTCCTATAAATTATACGGGATTTTTTGCTACTGCTGATTATAAACAAGGTTTCATGTATCAAATGAAATTAAAATCTGATGCTAAAGTAGAGAAAAAAAATGATTTACATAATATAGGAGTTGATGCTTTTAAAAAATATAGAGAAGAAGGCATAGATGCTTTTACTAATGGAGCAGAACTTAATCTACTTAATCCAGACGCAATAGCTTCTTTTACAAAAATTGACTCTTGGAGAATCATCCCAGCTTTATACCCAATTTTAAGAGGAAAAGCACAAACAGATAAAAAAATTAGTTTTAAAAATAATAAAGATTTGTTAGATTATTTAAAAAAAGAATTATTAGACTATAAATTAGTTAAAGTAGGAG